CTAAAGCCGCCTCTTGCTGTTGCCGTTGAAGCTCCGCGATCTTTTTTATTGCTCTTTCTCCGTTCTCGCCACCACCAACCGCTAACGCTTGCCAAGCCTCAATAGGTTTTCCCTGCTGCATAAGTTGTCCAAATTGAATCCGAGCTTCGTGCTGTTTTTCCAAAGCCGCTTGGGCAGCGTCCCTCTCCATTTGAAGTTCTTCTCTCTGTCTCTTTTTTTCTTCTTGCTGCGCCTTAAAGGTGTCTTCTCGAAGCTTCAACGATGTCTTTTCTAACTTGAATCGTTCTTCGGCTCTTTGTTCGGCTAAGGCCTCTCTTTTTGCTTTTTGGTATGCGTCTATATAACTGCGTCCAATTTTTGCTCCTCCCCCAACGAGAGTCTCGAAGGGGCTTATTTGATATGGTCTTGTTCCTTGCATTCCATTTGGCATGTTGTCAACCTCCATATTCCGCTAACAGCTCATACGGTTTGGGGGTGAACGCTGGTGTAGTTTCCGGCGTCTCATATTGGGACGAAGGCGTCCATGGTGTACCTGAAAAACCCGGGAGACCTCCTTCATAGCCTTCCACCCCCCCTCCGAAAGAAGTTTCCGGCGTCTCATATTGGGACGAAGGCGTCCATGGTGTTTTTACGGGTACTCCACCCGGATAGTAAGTTTCTCCCGCCTTCCCTTGATACGCCGTTGACCCGTACTCTGCCGGCTGAAACGGAGTCCCCTTCGGCTGTTGCGTCGTAGATCTTTGCACAGGCTTGCCGCCTTTAATTGTTCCCCAGATATTAGCTATGTCCTGTCCATATCCAATCATTCTTTCAAACTCACTTGGAGCATATTGAGCATACTCCATCGGCGGTTGATATGTAGCTAACTGCATATAAGGAGATAAAAGACCGGCTTCTTGCGCACCTAATTGCTGAGCCATGCCCATCCCGTACTGTTGCATCTGACGTTGAGCTCCAAGGTCTTGATACTCCATTTGAGCCAGAATATCGCCGAGCTTTGTAAGTGTACGTTCTTCAAGCTTGCGTTCTTCTCCACCTTTACCAGTAGAATAAAAAGCACCGCCAAGCGTAGCCTTCTGGCCTAAGCGGGTTTTGGCTTGCTCTAATTCTTCCATCATAGGACGCCTAACGCCTTCGTAGTACCGGCTTTTAACAGCCTCACCGCCGAGAGGTGCTCGTCCAGCCATAATCTGCTTAGTTACGTCTTCTAACTGTCCTCTCATAGAACCTGCTTGTGGTGCGCCAAGATAGCCAAGAGCTCTTTTGCCTAATGCCTCAGTCAAGGCTTCTCGTCGCGACCTTGTGGCAGGGTCTTCAACTGACTCTTTTTGGAGTTTCTCTCCTTTCCAGAATGCCATAACAATCCCTCCTTAAAACAGAGCTAAAGCGGTTCGCTTCCAACCTAATTCAGTCTTGATATAAATATAATCAGCATCATAAGCCCAATCACCCGCGTCACCCTTAACGTCTGGTGTGCCGGTGGGTGTGTATTCATACTTACTGTTGTTATTCGCCTGTGCTAATACAGAGTACATATCTTCGAGTAGTCTCTTAACTTCCTGATATTGCTCTTGACCTTCCAAAGAATCTGGCAAACGTAACTGTTCGTTGATTCTCATCTTTCACCCCTTATTGTATACGCTACATTAAAACCTATAACTTGGAATCGTGTATCTTTGTCTTGACGAAATCGCAATCTGAAACATTGTCCCGATAATCGCATATCAACCTTGATGCGATGTTCTGTCCCCGTAACCTTCAAATGAACCTTCTTCGTTTTGGCATATGTTTCGTTAAAATCGCTCGCCAAGTCTACGTACATATACCCATCATCTTGCGGTATAACATGCAAATAAATAAAGACTACCTCTTTATTCAATGTTGCATCTTTCAACCAAAACCACTTGCTTGTCCAATACGCTTGCATGTATTGACCAAAATCTGTTTTTTGATTAATGTCCATTATATTATATACGCCACCCGTTACGCCGGATATTAAATATGTAGGCCGTTGTGATAAATAAAACGCCTTGTCTATTGCTCTGTCACAGTCTTTTATCGGAGTGCTTATGCTATCTATGGACACATCTTCTTCCGTTTCCCTGAGAGTTCCAAACCCCGTAACATGCACAGCGGACGGCATCTGCCACGTAGCCCAAGATTTATATATTGTGCTATAACACAATATAGTTTGGTTCGTCGTAGCCGTTCTCCCTTCTGGCACAGCCCACAGAATTATATTGTATTCGGGTATGTGCATTCCGGCTATCTTCTGCATTTTATCGTTGCTGAAGTTTCGGATTATTCCCTTAATTCTATCAGAGCCTATACCTGGAGCTTCTGTGCCTCCGCGGAAAACACAAAAATCATCGCCGCTAAAGAACAGCAAAGAGCCTCTACCGTCATCAACTATAGACTTAGGCGCTATGTTTCCGACATCCGTTACTGCTGTCCTCTGATTGTACGAGAACGGGCCGCCGACAAAGCTCATAAGCACAATAGATTTCTGCTTGAACACAACCCAATAATTACCCAAAAGTTCCATGCCGGTAATCCAGTCGGGCTTTTCTACAAGATTCAAGCCGCCCGAATCAGCTCCTGACCACACTGTTGCGTCACCAGCGTCAGACCACCTTACGCGTTGCGGAAACCGGCCTCCACCTTCATAAGTAAACCCGAGACAAAGATGATTCGCATGAGTTAGGCAGAACTCAGCCTTATAATCACAGGCCAAATCACCGCCAGTCGCCGCCAATCCGTCCCACGCAAAGATAGGGTCTGCTCCGTTAGTGAATATTAGTTCATCAACAAACGTTGTGAAATCCCCTATAGTTAAGTCTGAACCCGAAAAGCTTGTAGCGCCGGGATTAAGTTTATTCCACACACCCGTTATCGTATTCCACTTATATATATATTTGGTTGTCGCTGTAACCATATAACTCTCGCCCGACATTCGAGTATATTGATACATACCGACAACAAAATTGTTAAAATTCTGATACGGAGACGAGTTTAGCCCGGGTCTTGCCTGTATCATCCTGTTGTAATACCAGACATCCTTAGCGTCGGGCGTATCGGTATCGGCTATTGTGTCCGCCGCTGCGTCTACGTTTAAACCTGTAACCACATTAAATACCGGATAGAATTGTTCTCTCATTTTATGGCCACCACCATAAGTTGTCCAATAACATCTGTCCCTCTCCATGAATCATCTGCTGCCGATGCTTCTAATCCCAACAATATTCTCCATCTATTATTAGCTCCATCCCATGTAGAATGCAACACCCTAAACGTAGCTCTGGGGATATCCTCAGTTGCCGGATCTTCCGTTTCGTCTTCACATATTCTCCCAAGACCACCCGCAAAAAATAAATGCTCTGTTCCATCTAATGTAATAGCCGGATATAAAGGATAATAAGCTGCGCCTACATTAAAATAGCGAGTATACGAATAAGCAACCACATGAGTGTCAACGTCTGTCCACGCAAGCCAATTTTCAAGGTCTCCCTCCCGAGACAAAAACCCTATTAATGGCGCATGAATTGCGTCGTGATTATGTAACGAAGACGCATCGCTACCATCAGTCAAAGTGTCCCTATCAGCATTTAATATCCCACCAGCAGGGAGCCAGCCCGTAGCAACTCCTAAATCCATGTAAAGCATCCCGTGATCATCAGCCCACCGAACACGTCCGATATATTCATCATTAGCAGCAGGAAAATCAGCATAATTACTATGCGGGAACTTGTGATAACAATCATCCGACGTGGGTGTTGAACCGGGGAAGTTGTGTTCCATTTCCAACCTTTGCCTAAGAGCAATCCTGACCTCGCGTCCCAATTTGTCCAAGACATTGACCGGTTGAGTACCTTGTGGTACGGTTTCGTCCCAATTTATTGCCATATTATCACCTCACGTTACATTCATAAACCGTTGCGCACCCGCAAGCGGCATATCATACAAAGTTTTCACTCTGGACATCTTGTTTGCGTGTCTATTGTGACGGGTAATACGCACTAAGCGTCTTAAAACTGCGCCGAATTCTGCGTTGTACAGTTGCAACAATTCTGCGTCTTTAAGCGCTAATGCTCCAAATTTACAAGCACCCATAATAATAGCATTATAGAATCTTACAAACTGAGACGGTTCCGCAGGCCCGCTGACTTCAACAGGTGTGGAATAATACTGTAAAACCAAGGTATAGTCCTCGCTATTAGCATCAGGAACAAGCCTAAAGCCAAGCCCACGCTCAACATAATAAGTTGGTGCGCCTTGTCCCGTAGCCGTTAATTGAGAATCCGCGAAGCCACTGTTCTTTAAATTATCGAAACGTCTACCATCAAGTTTGGTCAGCGCATACTCATCATTATCAGGCTTTCTTATTGTTAAATTGTAATGCCATAGATAATCACATGGATACGAATAGATATGTTCACCCGATATCGTTTGATAGTTCGTTGACGTAGTGTTCATAGTTGCACGCACAAAATCTTCAGGCAAAGGGTCTAATTGAGACATTTCAAGTCTGACCATGTTTATCCATGATGGTATTTCATCCTCTATGTCATCCCTATTCAGCAATGTCGCTACTTGCGTCACTATCTCCTGAAATTGCATTCGCGGACTCCTTTTTTTGACAAGGGCCACATAGGTCACTACCTTTAGCAGCCAAGCGGCCACATTGAGACCCATCCTTGTTTTTCCCTTTACATCGTGGTTGTGGACGTGCTTTGCTAAGCAGAGGTGGGGAACCAATAGCACCTTTCCTGCTCTTGCTATCCACTCCACCTCTCGTTGTTTGAATATTGGTCTGTGTGCGTCCAATCATGCCAGTTATATCCCAATAACCTTTCGGCATGTTTAGCTCTCCAGATACATTATTATCAAGGAACTCTATTTTCTTTCTGTCAATCGGCTTACTGTCATCCAATGATAATCGACAACGCTTAAATTGAATGAGAACTCCTGCAAATGTTTCCTCTACGATATCCCCATTCACAATATGCTTTGTGGTTTTTGGCCTCTCCACCACATATGTCTGATTACCGGCATAAGACTCATAATTTCTAATTGCCATTGGGCATTTCCTCCTTTAGTGAGTTATGTGGGGCAAGAATATCTCACCCCACATAACACATTTTTTACGCTGTTACGTTATAAATGAGGGAGTGTAGCAATTCGAGTCTAATTCTAAAACCAAGATCGCCACACCACTCATCTATATATCCATGTGAAGCCTCCGGTTCTATTCCGATTCTCAACCGAGTATCACCAGCTTTACCGTCATCGCTTTTCATGTAAACCATATCGAGATGGTCTAATTGTACCATGAATCCCATACCGGACAAATAGGCATCATCGGACAAAATTTTATCAATGACAACATCTACGATATAAGGCCCCATGTAATACGTATTGATAGCAACACCAAAACTCTTTTCTTTGGGTACAACCTGCAAAGCTTGTCGCCCAAACTTATTAATTTGGCTACCCACCAAATCAGATGTTACAAAAAGTTTCCTTTTAGCGCCATATCGAAAAGCCATTAACAGATACTGTTCCCACAAATCCGCGGTTAGTGCTCCGGCTGAATTAAATCTATTAGTCTGAACGAAATAATTCAAACCACCGGTAATATTGTTGGGATGATTAAAATTGGTATTATCTTGATAAGGCTCCGCTAATAGGAAATTGCGTTCCATCTGTTTTAAATATTCGCGTCCTTTTTCAGCACGGTCTTCAGGCCGGATTTTACCTCCATACGCCTTTAAACTGTCGGCTGTAGCCGTTCCTGTTACGGTTTCACTGAAACGCTGGACGAAATTACTAACCTTATCAGGCTGCATAACTACAGATTCAGGGGCATTAAAACCCTCTTTATATGCAGTTCCCAACACTTGGATAACATCATTATCCACTAACGGCGCTGCGGCAGTTTGTCCATAGCCGCGAATTACAGTAATGGTATTGGTTACATCATTTGTACCCGTTACTAATGCCTGTTCGCTGGTTCTCGCGAAGCGGATTACCTGACCACCCTCTACGGCTGAACCATTGAAAATGTTGGAATTATCAACGACTAAATTAACAGCGCCAGCGCCATACCCTGCCACATTGTTTATAGCGTCAGTTCTCGGCATCGGTAACTGTTCCAGCCAGTGATATTCATCATCATAAACCTGCTGTTTCTTCTTTCCAATGTTTCCCATTGTTAGAACGGTTAAAGGTGCTACATCGGCAGCACCTTCTAAACGCCAGATTTTATCTTCCATTTCTACCACTATACGATCTGCTAACGTATTCGCGGTATCTCTCTGTCCTCGTATCATAATAACTCCCCCTTTCGCAGAGACGAAAGGTTCAGTTCATCAAGCCCACGGCGAATTTTTTAGCGTTGACTCATTCATTTGCGCTAATAAAATCTCACCGAGGTCTTGCTTCTGCTTGCCCTTTGCAGCTACCTGTTGCCCCAATCCGGCAGCAGCGGCAGCTTTTCGTCTCTCGTTTTCATCTTCGGGCATTCCTACACTTAGCCCATGTTTTTTAGCTGCTTCCTTGAAAAACTCAGGGTCTTTGAGAAGTTCACTTTTGAAGGTGTTTATCAAATCAGAATTGCTTTTAGCTTCATCTTCTTTAGCTTTATTAAATAAAGCCGAAGGCGAAGCATTAGGATAGGCTCTTGACAGCTCTATCATAGAAGGTCTTAATCTCTCAAAGGCCTGTGGGTTGTCATTCCGCACTCTATCAATTTCCGTGCGAAGGATTGCCTCCTGCACGGCGGTAGATGCAATTTGACGAATAGATTCAACAGGTTGCTCAAATACTTTAGCATCATCTATTGGCTCTATTTCCTGCGCTGCACTCCGACCCCGCGCCATAGGCATCCCTGTTGCGCCGCCTAATTCAGCCTCACTAATTCGTTGTCGCAATTCAGAATTCTGTTGACTGGTTTGAGTGTCATGCTTTCGTAATTCAGAATGAGCTTCTGCCAGCTTCTCAAGTGATTCATACCCTGTTTTTTCAAGTATCTGTTGGACGTCTGGAGATACTTCTTCACCGTGTCCGTCTTCCGATGTCCCGGGGGCAGTGTCGCCGTGTCCGTCTTCCGGCTCTGGGGGCTTAGTGTCATCCCCTAATAAAGCTTGATCTGTTAAGGCGTCTACTCCAAGTTGTTCTTTTGGTTCTGGCATTTTTCCCTCTCTCTCCGTGTTCCACGTCTAAATGGGGGTAATTCCGTATCCATTTAGTCAGTGGAGGGTTCGATTTGTTTCTTTCGTTTTAGAATTTGGTCTCGTATTTTGATTATAGAATACGGATGCGTCAGTATCCAGCGGATACCCCTCAAAAAAGAGATATCGCCTCCAGAATCAATTATACGCCCAATTTCTTCTTCCGCACTTACGACTAAAGCCTTCCAACCACCTCCTTTTAGCATTTCCTCCATCAATGCTCCGACTTGGATATAAAGTGCTTCCTTATCAGGAGGCATATTCGGGATATGCGGCTTTTTTCTTGCTTCGTTATCTTCTACAATAGCTTCAACTCTAAAATCTGTATTGCTTTGGTCGTTCACATTAATCCCCCTTCCAGTCCAGCACCCAGCGGCATCATACCGCCGGCGCCGGCCGCTTCAGCCATTGCTTCCATCGGCGGCGCTCCGCCCGTCATTTGCCCTGCCGGCAAACCACCTTCTCTTTGTTTAGGCAGGAGACGTATAATATTATCTACTTCCCTTGTCTCCAATGCATTTAACCACATTCTAATTACCGCTTCCGTATCTATTACATATGGTGTGACATTATTTTGCGTTAATTCAGGAGGCAACTCAAGAAGAGTAGTTGCTATTTGATGTGAACGTTCAGCTCGAAGTTCTTTTGTGCTGGTAACTGCGGCACCTACCGCCTTAAAGTCCACTTCATCATCTATTTCCTCTTGCGTCATACCGTACAGTTGTTCTATGGCCTCCATTACTTTTGGGTCTTCTGGATTTGGATTAATGAAACGAACCATCCAATCAACATCTGTATACTCTCGCACCAATTGAATCGTCCATTTTCCCAATTTGCGAAGAACGTTATACTCCACATTCTTCATTTGTAAATCCGATAAACTTAACGCCATTTGTTGTAACCTAACTATAGCAGTAGCCGTTTCTCGACGTTCCGGCGTAGAACCCCGAGCATACCTCGTTTCACCGGTGATTTCCTCAGCTTCAGACGTTAGTCTATCCATTATTAATGGCGCTAATTCCATCCCTTGAGATGTTGCATCCATCGCTTTAATCCCGTTAATGTCTGTAACAGTATTAATTATACCCGGTGCGCTAAAGAATGTATCCAAATTAATATTAGCAGTATCATTGGCAATATAACCTCTGTTGATAACAAACTGTGCGTTATCGAGGAAAATGTTCATTATTTCATTTATGTTTTCCTGAACATCTTGCATAGCTTCCGGTAAACCTATTCCGAAATATTCTCCAGCTACAGTCCATAATCGGTTATCCAAAACAGGAATTTTGTATGGGAAGGGCGCAGACCCAATGTCTCTGGAAGTATCTCTTATAATTAAAGAACGGCCTGCTATGGTCATAATATGCCCATCCTCATAAATATCAAGGAGTTCAACCAAAGTTGACTTTGGGTCAGAAGGGTCAGTCCAGACGCCCGAATCTGTTGTCAATCCAATTGCCTGCATCGCATTTTTATGTTCATTATCGTCTACCACTTGAGGTAGTTTTTTAATCTCTTCAACATTTACTCGTTTGTATATACCCTGATCCATTTTATTTATTAGCTCTTTATGGTCTATTTCAGTTCTATGAACGAGCCATCCCGCTCTCGACAATCGCTTGCAATTCGGGTCAGGATATATACTAAAAAAGTCAGGGGCATCACATCGGGGATATTTATAGTTCATACTTGAATCAAATTGAGGATATAGCCCTAAATATCCCAAGCCAAAGACACACGATTGTTGAAAAGACGCTTCTAATTCTGATAGTGCTTCTGCTTTAGGATGACCTATTTGTTGGTTTGCCACCCGCTCACAGATTCTCGCGACATATTCATCCATTCGCTCATTCATCAAAAACGCAAACAAATCATCAACCGCAAATAAAGTCTGTATCATTCTTGCTATTTTGGTCGATGCGTGCTCAAACACCTTTGGCAGAAAGACATTATGCTGCCACGGATGCTGTGCTTTATTTCTGTACGACCTAAACATTTTATAGTGAGTCTTGGCTCTATCAAAATACGGCTCACAAAAATTCTTGCTACGTCTGAATCTGGAGAGGCCAAGATTTAATCTTTCATCTTGAGTATATACATTATAATCCATAGCTTACCGCCTCTTTTTGGATGGTCTACCTGTTGGTTTAAATCCGGCTTCTATCGCATTCAAAGTCTTTAAATATTTTTTTGCTCCTTCAATGCTACTCGAAGCTCCTTTCTTCTTTAAACCTGTTGGGGTTACTTTGTACACCGTAGTGCCTTTTCTTTTATATGGCATTTTTATTCCCCCTTACATCTTCTAAATTTTTCAATAATAAGTGCATAGCACCCGGAACAAACTCTTTCCACTTATGATTCCCTTTGCTCATTAAGTCCCGTATCTCCGTCGCCGATATTCCCTCTATATTTTCCGGCGCATCATACCTATTCACGTCATAGCCAACCTTGCGGCCTATATTAACGCTTTCTATGTCAGGTATAACAATAATCTTAACTCTATCGCCATCTGGATAAACCTTCCTGATCATCATTTTTCTTTCCAATATAGAGTACGGATTTTTATCGTTAATAGAAGTATCTCTTAGAGCTACAACCACATTTTTCCCAGCGTTTAGAGCTTGGTCGATAATATATTTATGTCCATTATGAAATGGTTGCCATCGGCCTATGAACATTGCATATTTCATATTTCATCTCCTATTCTTGTGTGTGAGTTTTCCATAAATGTTCCCTCTAAACTGTGCCATTCACCTTGCGAAAGAGAATTGACTATATTTCCACACTTAATGTATTTGTCCCCGCATTCCTTACAAAGCGCAACTTCATATAAGTTTCCCCTTTCTTCCATTTGTGTCATTCCAAATTCTAACTTAATGCCACATTTACATATATAGCCTCTTACTTTTCCGGGCACACCCAGCACAAGGGCATAATTAGAAACATCTTTTGTTACTACTGCCGCAGCCCCAATAAACGCATACTTCCCTACAGTATTCCCGCAAAGGACTGTTGAGTTTATTCCTAATGTTGCCCCCTTCTTAATTAAAGTAGGTTGATATTCATTCTTTCTATTAATAAAAGCACGAGGATTAATTACATTAGTTAAACATACATGAGGGGCACAAAAAACATCATCCTCTATAGTGGTATCATCACCCACAGAAATACTGAACTGTAAACTAACGTTATTACCAAGAAGTGCCCTGCTTGCAATATTAATATTTTGCCCAAGCCTACAATCACAGCCAATTACTGCCCCTTTCATAATGTGTGAAAAATGCCATATTTTTGTACCCTTACCAATTTTAGCTCCCTTTTCAATAACCGCAGAACAATGTGCCTGATACTCTCCACCATTATACGCTGGTTTAGTGACGATTTCATCACCTATTCCATCATACAGATTATTAATATTTTTTTGCATTTCTTTTCCCCCTTGATTTACTTCCTGAGTGTTTCCTTATAATATACACATATTCATTCAAAAACTGTACTGGCAAATTATTTTCAACCATTCTATTCCAATAATCACATTCTTCCGCATGTTTTCTATTCTCATTAAAAAAACCTATAATAGATGTACACTCCCTTCGCCACATTGCCGTACCACACCCTATTATATTCTTTTTAATTTGCTGACGCTTTGCTTCATCTATCGACAGTTTATCCGTTCCAAATCTTTTAGTCCAATTCCCATCATACTTTTCCCAATCCCTCAAATTCTCTCCTCTTACATGGCGTTTGGCTGCTACTACATAAATATCCGGATGAGCATCTAAAAAAGAAACTCTGCAAGATATGGAATTGCTTGTCAAAATATCATCGGAAGCTAAATAAGCAATATACTTACCTCTTGCTATTCTCAAACCAGCATTAGCAGCTTTTGATACTGAGCATGTTCCATCATTTTTTATTCTGATGTATGTATGAGAAAAATCCATTTTGTTCTCCATCTCTCTCCATAGAGAATAAAGATTTTCTTCGCTGCCATCATCAATAAATACTAACTCAAAATCACGGCAATCTTGGTCAATAACAGATTGAATAGCGCTGCTAACTATATTTTTTCTGTTATAGCAACACAATATCAAACTACATTTCATTCTTTGTTTTTCCTTAACACGGTGGAGCATCCCACTTCGTTCACCTTTTCAAACCGTCTGGTATTAAGCGCCTCTTGCACAACTCGCGCGGGACCTTCAAACCGAGTATTAAACGAGTCGTGTAAAACTATAAGGCCACCATTAATTACGAAAGGCGAGAAGGCTTTAAAATCCATTTTAACATGTTCGTAATCATGTCGGCCATCCACCCAGAAGAGTTCTATTTTTTCTTTCCATCCACGAGCAACCTCCTCAGACATTAGGTCTATAGGTTTCACAACCCTACACGATCCGGTTTTACATAGATTCCTGAGAAAAACTTCTCTGTCTCTCCACGAATGCATGCGGTTGGGTGTCCGCGGACCCGCTGCGCCCCGATGAGGGTCTATCGTATATACTGGTGCGTTCGACCCATCAAGAGACCCCATCGCTAACGCTACCGTAGACCTCCCCCTATAATTCCCAATCTCAACGATAGCTGCACATTGAACCTTCGAGGCCAAATCGTAAAGCAACGAACACTCATTTCTATTTATTTTCCCCTCTATCTTCATTGCAATTTTTATGCGGTCAATCTTCAAGTCGCCCTCCTTTATCCTCGAATTCATATCCAAAGAATTCGATTATTCTTTTATGGTTTTCAGCTACAATGTTGCGATATTCAGCGTCATAATATGTTGAGTAGTGCCTATTATTTAATCTCTGAAAAGCATTACGCCGCGGCGGAAGCTCAAAAGGAATTCCAATGCGCCCGCATACTTTTTTATAGTCGGGTTCTAAATTTTCGTACTTAATATAGAAATCCAAAAGAGGGTCGCCGGCAGGATTGAAGTAATACCTATAATTCATTCCGCCTCGCGCATTCTCTGAAAGACGCTTTACTAATTCATTAAAAGGTAAAAACCAGTCACGCTTAGAAAGCTTCCTTTTATTGTTCTCGTTTCTCCATTTCCGAAACCAAAATTCGGAAACAAGAACGTCCCACGGATTCCGAACTATAGAGAACTTAAAATATCTATTCCAGATCGGATATCCAACTTTCCGCTTTATCTCCATCGCTGATGCATGATAGCCAAGCGTTGTAGCTGTCTTCTTGCGGCGAGCTATAACGTCATTTTTATCGCAATGCTTAGACAGAGCATCCTCGATCGACGTGCCGCCCACTTTCTGAGCCTTAACAAAAATAAACTTATATTTGTGTGATATTATCATTCAGAGCCTCTTGTTTTTTAAATTCGTACCCGAAAAAATTAATCATTTTCTTGTGAACTTGACCTATTGCTTTTCGCGTTCTATCGTTATAATACGTAGAATAATGCCTTTTATCTTTTCTCGTATGCCCTCTTAACCGAGGCAATTTCTCAAACGGAATCCCAATTCTTTCGCACACTTTTTGATAGCCGATATCTAAGTTTTCATATCGAATATAATAATCTAGAGCAGGGCGTCCTTTTGAATCGAAATAATATTTATAATTCATTCCAAGGGGTCTTGCTTTAATTATCCATTTAACCAAATCATCAAAAGGCAAAAACATCTCCGAAGGGGGCATCATTTTTTCACTAATTTTAGATGTCCATTTCCGATGCCAAAACTCAGAGACGACTACATCCCACGGATTTCTGACTATAGAAAACTTGAAATACTCACGCCACGCCTTTATACCTGCCACTAATTTCACACGCTCTACTTCAGCATGGACTGGCATAATTGTAGCTGAGCCGCAATCTTGGCCAAGAATATCGTTTTCGCCGCAATGTTGAGTTAGAAGACAACCCACCGATGTAGACGCAACCTTTCTTGCTTTTATATAAATAAATTTATGCTTGTGTGATATTATCACTCAACTCTCCCTTTATTGCCGCATCAATCAAATTAACGGAATGCTCCATTTTGTATTGCTCCCCGACAAAACCACATCTTTTAATACATTCATCATAAGAATCTATAACCGACCGCAATGAGCAACTCCACTCGTCTACATCGTTTTCGTCCTCTATGTAGTAGATGGCATCAGATAAGCTCTGAGCTTCAGCGGCGCACCCCGAGAAGATCACGGGGATATTATTCATTAACGCCTCTACTGTTGCCATACCGATGTTGTATGTTTTATTTATAGCTGGATACAATAAGACTTTTGTAACGGAATACACATTTCTAACATCGTTCTGAAACGGCCACCAAGTAATGTTAGGAATATCAGCAAAATCTTCAGGTTTCGACGTGTTATCTACATCGACAAAAAGGAACTTCTCGTTCTTGTTGCGTTGGGCTAATTGCTTCATCTCCTTCAGATTACGCTGTTTTGATGGGTGAAGGCAGGTAATATATTCTCGGGTGTTTTGCTTAACGGTTGTCTTCGAGAAATCAATTAGCGGACGGCAAATATCAACTTCAATGCGATGCCTTTCTCTTATACCATGCTGTAACGCAATCGAATTAGCAAAGACTCTATCCGACATCTCCATTATGCGCTTACCAACCCCCCGCAAGTTCACATCGGAATGTTCTAAATCTATAATTTTAATTCCTCTATTCCTTGCTTCCCTTAACAAAACAACGCCAAACTCGTTCTCTATTGAGTTATTAAAAACCAAGTTCGGTTTTACTCGATCCAGATAATCACACCATAAATTTCTCGTTCGACATCTGCGCTCGGTTTTTATCCCCCATATCCAAACATTATTGCGTTGCGTCATTATCTCGTAGTTTGCTTTGTAATATATTGCATCAACCCAATAGCCTCTTTCCGATAGAGACTTCGCAAGATTCATATTGGAAATCTCCCCACCCCCTATAACTTCAGGATAAAAATTGCTTGAGAGAAAAGTTACCCGAGGACTGCCTTTGTGATGAAACTTTAACCCCGTTTCTAACAAATCAAATGGTACCAATTTATTTAATGACGGAAATATCTCTCGTGTCTTTTCTATCCACGTCCAATCTCGATGCACCCTCTTAGCGGATGCTTCGCCGTAATCCCAAGCCTCGTCTCTGTTTTTTCCTATGTATCTAATCCTATCAACTAATGCGGAATAAGAAGGTTCGGCACATAATCCCTCGTCCATAATATCATTACCATGAACGCTTACCATTCGGTCAACGGGTATAAAATAACCGTCGTCAGGCGTAACAAAATCAACCATACCGCTATAATTAGTAACCACAGGGACAGCTCCAGTCGCCATAGCTTCCAAGGGGGGCATTCCAAACCCTTCGCCACGACTAACTTCTAGTATGCAATCTCCGCGTTGATATAATTTCAATAACTGACTATCACTTAAAAACCCATGTTGATATTCAATATTTGATTGAGGATAAGCATCTCTAATTTCTCGGTTGAATCCTTCGTTCTTCACACTTTTCACTATTAACTTTGTATTAGGAACGTTAGCATCAACAAAAGCTGAAACCATTCTTTTCGTGTATTTTCTCGGTGTACTCGAACCGACGATCAAGAATGTGAAAAACTTCTTGCTTCTGTCTCTCTTTTTAAATGGATAAGTTTCAGGATTTATCCCATGCGACCACAGGTTTACATTATTAACTCCGCAATTCATTAATACCTTCCGGCAGAAATGAGAAGGCGTATAGGTAATATCAGCGTCATTCAAAACATTAACCACGGAACTATTTATTTGAGTGCCTTCGCACATATAAAACAGCCCGTATTTGCCGTCATGCTGTGGAGTATACGGCTGAGAACGAGCCTCCTGTAGCATAAACATATTCTTTCTTATAGACCTTATCTTGCCATTTCCCTTATATTTTTTAACAGCATCCGTGGTGTTTCCGTTAAACTTGCCATCAGTATAAACAGGGAAACCGTAGGCGCCAAGAGCTATGACATTCTGCGCACTAAAAGTTCCAAGACTCCATTCTGATCCAAAAGAACCCCGCCACAAAATAAGACCTTTACTCCATGCGTTAATATCTTTCAGATTAGTTAAAAGCTCAACTCCGATTTTATCCTTAAATCTACTTTTAACTAAGTCCACAAAGATATTATCAATTTTTGGAACAGGGAATCCCATTATGTCACATATTCTCTTTGTCTCTTTATTTATCGCTAAAATTTTTGCCATCTCTTATATTTCCCCAAACCCATTTCGTTAGGCATTATAATGGATTCAACTGATTTCTAACCGACATCTTCACAATCAAATCTATGCTTGTGTCGGCAGCATTGGGAGATTTAATATACACATTTAAATGGTCATCACTCTCAAACGACATTAAATCGCTCAAGAACCATGTCTTTGTAAGTCCAGCCCTTACCGGAATAGTGGAAACGGCCGATATTTCAGATGCATAACCGGTATATGTGCTAAACTTGGAAAGCCTAACTTCAAAATTACCGCCTGTTCCGTCCAAGCCGTCAACGTGCAGTTCAATCATAACATCTCCGGTAAGTCCGGGCAAAAGCCCGATGTTTTGCGGGTAAGAATATCCCGCAAACAAATTTACACCGGCTACATAGTCTTCATGTTCGTAATCAACCTTTGTTTGGTCTAGTATCCGAACGGTTGCATTTTGCACCTCAGAGATTATGTTGGCGCTCATATTATACATCTCCATTTGCGTACCTACATTTTGCGCCTGTACAATCTGAACGGCAGTATCAACCTGATTTACAGCAGTTATTATTTCATCGGTGTTTATTGTTGTTCCTTCTGTTGGCATAATTAGCCTCCCCATTTTTACTCATCTGGTTTATTCTCATATTGCAAAGACAAAACTCTACACTGGCGTAATAAGGCCGCCGTCTTCTGTCATTGTTTTCCATTTTATATGCCAATGAATGGCGACGGAAGCACCTAATTCAGTTGCTACAAATCTTATGAAAGTATCTACGCCAAATTTTTGTCCTACCGCGAAAGGCAAGAATGACAAACCAGCAGCGTCCGCGACCCAACCTGTAGAAGAATTAAGCGCGTGGATATTAGCCATTGCAGGTTGGTCTTTTATTAACATAGAATAAACAGCAAAATTGCTAATATTTTCGCCTGCAACATTTGTCAATTGAACAGGAGGCCCTCCGACGGGAAACAATTGCAAACTAACAGCAGTTGTGTTATTGGGAATAGCTTCGGTCACATGCCCCCATAAATATAGTACAACAACATCTTCTTGAACTTGGAACAAATCGTAAGCGCCACTCCCATCTAAATTCATAGTTTTATAATCTTTTGTTCCTTCTTCAGCGAAATCTTGCTGAATATCATCCAACTTTGTATCCATACCCTCCAAAATAGCCGGAATTCCCTTAAATAAACCCAAGATGTTTCCCCCCTTGATTGAATCTCCCTTATGTAGCCCATATAACAACACTACAATCCGCATCTTCTGAGCCACCATAGCCCGAAGTTTTCAAGTACAATCGTTGAACCCAGAGTCTATCAGTCTCATTTAAAGCCCAACTATAACCGGGCAACAAAGACCGCTCGCAAGCCCGTCTATCATTAATCTTAAACAACAACGTCTGATCAGTCGATGCATTCCTGATAAAGAAGCCACGCGCATTACGCCATTGATACTTAGTGACAACCATATATTTCCCATCATTCAAAGTATCAGGCACTACGAGAATGTTGGCTTCGCTATTAAATTGCCTCTCTTTTAACAATGCTTCAGCTTCCGTATCAATGTTATCGGCTAACACTCTATATGGGAAACTGTGATGAATATCAATAGCATTCGGCAAAACAACTCCACGCCGATAGAAATTACCGGTAGGAATAGGTTCTATCACCTGTGTTATATTATCTTCCGCCACGGAATTGGACAACATATCAGGAATAGCAAAGTGATTAGTTATCCCCGATAAGAATTCTACCGTAGTCGGATAATTACTATCGTTTGTGTAGTAGTTTGTTCCACCGGCAATAATACCTTCCCAATGGCAATATCCATAGAACAACGTGTCATCTTTCATTAGTTCCTCCTTTAATTATATAGAGAGTTTCTTTTCTTAAAACGGTTGCAATACTTTTTGAAATATTGTTTATTTTTCTCTCTATTATGAATTGCCCCAAACTCACGTCCCCAATTTGCCATAACAACAGCATCCGTAAAATCCATCGCGTTTTTATGCTTTGGAGGCAAATCAGATTTAATTTTCTCCTTATCTATTATTTTTATTTTGCTTTCGGAACGAAATTCATATTTCAATTTCACAAGTCCAATCCTAAGTCCGTCATCGTCCAGCAGGGAGATTTTATTATCTTCCATGTCCTCTCTCAATTTCCAGTACATCCAAGCCCTCAAGTTTACAAACTTCTTCTTGTATACCTCTAAAGAAGGCGTTGCCTGAAAGTTTACGGAGACCGGCGCAAACCCCTGTTCCCTTAATCTACTGTTTACGCCTCCGCTCAAACCCGTATCATCACCGCCATAAACATCGGGTTCTTCCTTTTTTATCATCTTCACAGCCTGTCCTGCAATTTGCATTGGTTCCCTATTATTAAAATATCGCATAAATTTTAGTTTACTACCTTGCATCATAGCAAAAACGGTATAGTTTCCTCCACCTCTGGCAACATCCCAGAAAAGAGAAGAACGGCCATCTTCTGTGCTATCGTTAGCCATTGAACGCTCTACCCAAGACAGCGGGATTAATTGATTCTCCCCTTCTTCAGGGAACTCACCTTTAACACGAGACTGATATAATGGTGAGGTTTCACCATACTCCTCTTTCATTTCCTCTACGAAATTCAGAGTAACAATCTCCGGTATAATTATTTCTTCTGCTACAACATTCGGTGATTCTTCACAGTTAATTGTAATAGTAGCCCAATTTTTTCCGCCCTGAAATAAATTGTAAAAATGTCCTTGAGGAGATAGGGGATTGCCGATCGCCAATATATAAGCATTAGCGGAAGTCATAAAACCTCTACAAGCTTCCCAAATATCCTCCGCTATCCCACTGGCCTCATCTAAAATTATTAATATGTTCTTCTGGTGAAAGCCATTAAATTTATCGGCTTGATTCGACGTTAAACCAATAGCGAAATGTCTTTCAGATATCTCCAATGACGCCTTTTTTAAAGTGCCGGGCAATCCTGCCCTCATGTGAAGGTCGCGAATTTCCCGCCATAAGATGTCTTCTACCTGACGTTCAGTCGGCGCCGTAGTAGCTACAATAGATGGTGTTTTAGTATTCAAAAAAGTCAAAGCAGCAATGGCCGCAACAAAAGATTTACCAGGGCCATTCCCCGATTTAACCACAACTTTACGCTTTTGCCACAAAGTCTCTATTATTTCTTCCTGCTTCCACCATAAACCGGTTCGGCAGTTTTTTAACAAAGGATGCTTTGACCTCTTTTTTATTCCCAATCTATCCCGAATAAAAAGGAGAGGGTCATCTTCATATTTAAGATTAAGCTGTTTCTCATCGTATAAAGATATAAAAGAGCGTGCCGTTTCAAAACCCAGTGGGGTAGATGTATCTATAACTTCAGCCAAATTCGGCATTTTTATTTACCTTTCAATTCAGCCAAGCATCTAAAGCAAGCATCAGTTGATAATTAACTTCATCTCCATCATGGCCGTCTTTAAACTTCCTATCTATGTATTTAGCTAAATCATTATTAACTATAAGCATGTGGTATACTTGAGACAAAAGGGAATCAAGTTCGAAAAAGGTTAAGAAGTTCTTATACTCATCTGTAATAGATGTAATAGATTCCATTTAATTTACTTGTTCCCTCAAGTTTTCTACGAACGCTTTTTGCTGATCAGGAGTTAATTGATCCATATGCTCAAAAAGAGCCCGAGCCGATTCCTCAGCGCGAACCTTAATATCTTCGGTACTCTGTTCCGTAAAAAGCCTTATAGCATTAGCTATAACCTGCAATGCACGCGCACTATACCCGCGAGACCGTGAATTCCCAGCAATATCACCCATAAGGAAATGCTTAGCTACGAGCAAATCACTCAAGACTTCCTCATTAAGCTTTGATGGGTCTTTAATAGCAGCTTCAGCTTTCTTTCTCGCATCTGCGATTAACTCATCTAATTTTTCAGCATCATAAGAATCTTGCTGGTGCTGTACCGTCCTATGCTCCAATTTACGCTCTTTATCCGTAAGCTCAATCTCTACCTCCTCATCAATTTCCTTTGCTTCCTCTATAGTTAGAGCCTTTCCGAATTTTTGAGACAGAATTTTAGCGCGTTTCATATCTGAAGGTCTATGTTTAGGAATAGCCATACCGTCACCCCTATATATAAAGATATGCGTGTATATAAAAACATACATGCGGCTTTTTTACCGCACCCTTAGCTTTGATTATAACTCAAAAATTATATTTGTCAAATTTTTTTTTAATTTTTTGCTTGACAAGATTAAAAGTTGGTATAAAATTTAAAGAGCAGTAAGGAGAAAAACCCTATTCGAACTTAATATCACTAAGCCACATAGAAGGCGTTATAAATATCCTTGTAGCTTCCCGGCTATCACCACAAACCTCTTTACTGCAAGGCTCACCTATGAGCCTAAGCCGGGAAGCACGGGATTCTAAGAAGGAGTTTAAAAAATGAAAAAGATAAGAGAAGTTTATCAATGCAGTAGTTGCAAGATTCTTCATTTATCGGAGAAAAATATTTTTAATTGTCATTTTTGTAATAAAGAAATGTGTAAAAAATGTGAAGATATAATGGTTGATGATGACGCAAAGAAGTTAATTATTTTATTCGGAAAGAAGGTGACTGTATGTAGAAATTGCGTAGAGATAATAGTTTCTATTACTGATGATATGAAATATATCAAAGAAGAAAAACCTAAAAAATATATAAGGCGATTTATTACTAAATTGGAAATGGAAATAGAGTTGTATAAAAATATATTAGATAAAATAGTTGAATAAGAAGGGAAACGAGAAATGAAAGAAAGGAGTAAAAGATGAGCGAAAAAAGAGCAAAACAGAGAAGAAAGATAATAGCTATAATAGCTAATGCCTTTTCTGCGGACTCGCGGGTGTTGTGGCGTCGCCCGATGCGGAAAAAAGCAGAAGAAGTTGCAGATGAGATAATTAAGGTAATAACGAAAAAGAAGCAGTAGCAAAAGTATTAGAGGAAAAAAAGAAAGAAAGGCAATAAGGGTAAAGAATGTATGAAAAAGAAAATTGATGACCAATTTATGCCTATTTTCCTTGAATGGGCGAAGCATTTTCGACGCGTAAAATTGTCCGGCGCAGAGCATCAAATATTGTGGTGTATTTGGGTGCAAACTTACGGCTGGAAAAGACGTAAAAAAGCCGCGATAACTTACGCCCAATTTCAGCGCTGGACAGACCTCTCTCGGTCAGGTGTATTTAACGCCGTCAACGGTCTTTTAAAAAAGAACATTATTATCAAAAAACAGGCTAAAAAGGGTACACATCTGTGTACCTCAAAGTCAAATATTTACTCATTTAACAAGAGTTACGAGCAATGGAAAGGGGTACACATCCGTGGACAGTCCACATATGTGGAAAAAGGGGGTACACATCCGTGGACTAAGGGGGTACACATATGTGGACCTTCTTCCCCCACGCCCCTATCTTTAACTACAACAGAGAAAGAACTTACAGAGAAAAAGCTTACAGAGAGAAAAAAAGCATTTTCGCCGTTGGGCGATAAGGTTGAAGTGAAAACCGAAAATCAAAATACAAAACCACCTAAACCGAACATGAATTTAACCGAGTTCGAGCTATCTAAAATGTCACCCGTAAAACAGGCTGAATGGCATGCTCAATTTAAGGCCTACAGAAAGTGGAAAAATGAACAGGTTTTGGCTAACCAAAAACAGGAATGGCAGAAACTGGAAAATAACTCTGCCCCAGCAAAGGAAATACAAGAAAACGTGAAACAACTGGTGGCCAACGCCATTGCTAATATGAATATCTCTCAGCAACCCAAGCTCCCTCGTGAGTTGGAATCCCCTACCGACGAGCTTACTCTACAGAAACTACAGGAACGAGAGGAACGAAAACTTGTGCTAAAGGAACAGGGGAAAAAATGCTAATTGCGGCGATTTTTAGGGGGTTTAATGAAAAATCCCATTTATCGTCTGGAACATGATAGATATATGCATGGGGGGGGCTGGGTCGCACCCGTTATCCTGCAACAGATGTCCTCAATGCCGCGTAACAGGTATTATGTAAACTACGAATCTCCCGCTAAGTGTAGCCACCGCAACAGAAAACCGGATTACGACGACTCCAGAGGCGACTACAGACAGGATTATGCGGCATTATGCCGGCCTGTGAGTATAATATTACAGACTATATCTATGGCTGGATACAGTAGTGCGGCAATTTTACCGCACCCCTCAATCGGGTGACGGCTGATGTCATAGCCGGGCGTCAGTACTGTCTACAAATCTGCACATGATAACTTACTACAAGCAGCCCAAAAACATAGAATGCCACCAAACGGCCGTAAATGGGGCATAGAGCCATCTTGACCGCTGAGGCATAGCCCACATAGGGCAACGGGGAGATAACGCAACCTGCCCATACAGGACGTCGTCATACGTCACGCTGTCATGGCTATCACGGGCATCTGCGGCACTACGTCACGGTGACGGCTGGCTGTATCCCGTGCCGGATAGTGGCTGCGATGTCGGCGTATAATAGCACATCGGACAGGGCTACCTGCCGGCACACCTGCCGGCACACCTACAGGCGCACCTGCCGTATATAAGACGCACACAATCGCCGCTACCTGCCTGCCGGCAAGCAATTATTTTTTGTCCCGTAGACCCGCACTATGAGCGAGTTTACGGGTGTCGGCAAAAAAAAAATGAAAAAAGTAGTTGACAACTACCTGCACCTATGGTATAGTCGTGTGTGTTGCCAGCACGATGCTGGCTATAGCATATCGGCACTGCCCACGCTGGGCACTGCCACAACGCCCGCGAGAGCGGGAGAGAGGACGGGACACAGATGACGACACACGAGACATTGACGGAGGCGAGAGCAGCAGCGGCCAATGAGGTTATGGAGATAGCAGAGATAGACCATCGGACAGATGGTCACTGCTATATATGCCTGCGTTGCAGTGTTAATATGTTACGCGCCGCGTTGGGCCGGCACCCCATGCCGGACATAATCAGGGTAATTGCTGGGCACAGCGCCACCACGGGCGCACAGCCCAAAGAAGATATAAGATGCGAGAGATGTAACAAGATATTGAATAGTAATAACTACAGCCAAACAGAAAAAACGCGCATCAATGGTAGATGCGTGGAGGTCATCGCGTATTATTGTGATGATTGCAAGAGATTGCTTGGCGCGATAGGCGCGGGCGAATATACCGCATTACAAGACCGTCAAGAAAATGCGCCGACCGTAGAGCGCAGGTGGAGATAATCGGCGCCGGGCGCAAGCCCACAGCCATAGACCCGCGGGAGCGGGAGAAAGGACAGGAAAAATGAATAGCAGACTGATAATAATAGCCGAAAGAACAACGGATGAGGAGGGGAAAACCGCCTATCGACTGGCGGCAGTACCATCTTTCTTTTTAAGCCCCGCTGTAGCGGTACATTTGGGCTGTGTTGAGGTCGTGGAGTACCCGCAGGCGGGAAAACTCCATTACGACGTCGCGTCGGTGTACGCAGACGCGGAGGCCATGTATTCCGGCCCCAACTGGGACTGGGACGGGCAGAGCATCGAGGTTAATGAGGACGGACAGACCGTATCGGCGGGGACGCGGGAAGAAAATGTCACTGTGATAGACCTGACGTACAAAGGGGGGTGCCTCACCGAAGATGCGTGGGGCCGGCAGATTATTAACCCGACCGAGCAGCGGAAGGGGGAATTGAAATGAGACAGGCCACACTATCAGACATGACAATGAGATTAGACGGGGAGACGGAAATATACCTGCACCAAACGGAAGACGAAAAGGCGAGATTACAACATGAGCATGAGGGGGATACGGTAGGGGATAGACTCGCGTCATCTCCATATTTTTCTGATGATGTTCTACTAATAGAAACACCGCATCGCTGGAAAGAGAACCATGGGCAGCTCCAAATATTGCTACCGCCAAATTGCGGATGGCGAGCCCTGATTTCCCAGTATAAAAACCTGATGGAGGTAAAAAATGATGAAAATAAAAACGGTTAGATTGAAGATGGTAGTTGAAGACGTTGTTGACTACGACGTTAATGTCGATGGGCCGAACGATCCGCGCAAAGCCGCGATAGTTGCCCAGCAGTTTTTGGCAGGGAAACCGCGCGAAAATTTCATTGTTTTATTGCTGGATTCCAAAATCAATGTTGTTGGGATAGAAACGGTACACATCGGCACTATAAACGCTTCTTTGGTTTCTCCGTCCGACGTTTACAAGGCTGCCTTAATATCTAATGCGGCAAGTGTCATCTGTGCCCATAATCATCCGAGCGGAGACGTGCAACCGTCTGTACATGACAAAAGGATTACAATCAATATCATATCGGCAGGGGAATTGCTTGGAATACCGTGTAATGATCATATAATTACAGGAGACAATAACTATTATTCATTCAGGGAAAGCATACCGGAGTTATGGGAAAAAGGAGGTAAAAAATGAGTAAAAAGAAAAAGGCTATTTTTTGTGAAATTTGTGGTGACCCTATTACGACGGACGAAAAATGTAAAGTGCGGGTCTACGGGATAAAAAATAATTGCTTGCTGGCAGGCAGAAGGACAATAGTTTGTGATGATTGTAAAAAAAAAATGCTTCTTGTAGTACAAACGACGCTATAATAGATGTTAGTGAAATGGCTGCCAAAACTGGCTTTAACTGGCCGGTGGCGGTAACGTCAAATCTGTGGGAACGGTGGATTGTGCCATCAGATAGAGACCGGCTCAATGGGCAGGACATAGACGGTCGTCTGTGGGACGTTCTGTTTATGGGCGCTTTTGCGTTCAGGAAACAGCCGGACAGGCTGACAGAATATCATGTTCTGTTTTCTGTCGGTCGGCGGAAACGGAAAGTCCGGTTGTGGTTAATAGCAGATAAAATATCTGGCAACATAACAATAATGTTGCCGGAAGATTATTGAAAGGAGGTAAAAAATGGAGGAAGAGAATGAAAATAAAATCGGGTTGCCGCGGCGGCAGAGGCAGCGGCGGCAGTAGCCCAATGTCGGGCGACGCCACACACCCGCGGAAGCGGGAAGGAGGTAAAAATGACAGCTAAAAAGGGAACGAAAAAGGCGAAGGCGAAGGAGATAGAAATATCCCTCCCAACATGGGAGGAAATAGTCATGAGTGAAGCCCCAGAATCGGGGCTAAAAAAACTATCGGAGAAGTTCTCCCTTCTCCCTAAAGATGGATCCTGTGAATGGGATGACATGTACATTAGAACGGAAGAAGATGATACGGAAAATGACAGGCTATTCCGCCTGGAAAAAGACGGGTTTTATCCCGTCAACATCAAATGTGATAGTCCTAGGAAGGAAAAGATAGGAGTAATTGCCTATCTGATAGGTAACTATAAGAAAGGTGTCACTTACGCGCTACTGTCGAAATACACTCTTCGGGTCTATCGTTACGGCCCTGAGTTAGGGCTTTATGTCCGCCGCATCGCGGCTGAGGCTTGTCCCGCTCTATTTCGGAGAGAGAACACCGGCGGAAGTGAGGAGGTGAATGACGAATGAAAACTGTTTTCTTCACGGACGACACGGGCCGGCTCCGGTGTCGGCTATGTGATAACGCGGGGCGAGAGCTCCGCACGTTTCCGGTGGAGAGTGCCGACCACCAGAAACGATATAATTTCAGTAAGGTATCGGGGATACGTCTCCGAGACCGATATACTCATGGGGTCGATGAGGACACCATGATGCGCTTGTCTCTCGCGGAGGCGGGCGACGAAATAGAACTGGAGCTATTATTGGCATAGCTCCACCTCACCTAAAATAATATAATGGCACAGCGCTAAGGGCGCACAGCCACAGTTACAGAATAACGTAGCTGTGGCTTTTTTTTGATGGAAAGGAGGAGTACGAAACGATGAAGAGGACGAAATATGAAAATATGCTCTCTCATATCATAAGTGTTTCAAGGAGATCTCACCGTGATGCAGTGATGTTGATCAATCCATTTAGTGGGGAACTGTTGGATGACGATAAAAAGGGCGTTCTATTTTATAGAACGCCACCAGAAAAACCAATAGAAATCATAATATCGGCTAATTCTTTGTTAGAAATGAGTTATCCAGAAACCATTAAAAGATTATTAGCCATAATACAGCAAGTCTTACATGATAGGCTGAACGAGAGATATAAAGCTCAATGTAAGACTGAGGAGATGATGAAAAATGGATAAAGGTGTTAGTGTATATGTAATAATAGAATATGTCTTTATTCGCGATAAGATGAAAGATAATATTAATATAGTTCGAGATAGTTCGGGGGAGGAGAGAAAATGAACAATTTATTATCATCAGAAAGATATTATTTTCAAAGGACGTTTGACCACATCAAACGGGTTCAAAAAAGCGCGTTGTATCTTATACTGAATCATACGGAAGACTTAGGGCTTGATGTTGAGGATTGCAGACAATTATTTAAGAACGTATTACATCACGACAGCTCTAAATTTCAAATGCAACAGTTTAGAGCTTACATCGATTTTTCGTGGTGTAAAAAGACAAATACTGATCTTACAGATGGACAACAATATAATTTCGATAAAGCATGGAAAAATCATTATACTGTGGAGAATCATCATCCTGAACGATTTGTTGAGGATTGTGGGCAAATGTCTAAAATCGAAATAATTGAAATGGCCTGCGATTTACAAGCTATGGCAGAAGAACTTGAAGAGGGCAATTTTTTAAACTATTTTAATGATGTGTGGCGAGAAAGACAATCCAAGAATTTTTCTGACGACTTTGACTGGGAGCAGACTAAAAATCTAATGATCCAAATAGGAAATATTTTTAAATCTGCTAACATCCCCCCGGAGGAATTGACAAATGAGGACGAAGGTAAAACGGTAAGAGGTGAATATAGTATGATTAAACGCCTTTGCGGTTCATTGGAAATGGTAATGAAGAAAATATTCGAATAGAAATAATACAGAATGATGGAGGTGCAATATGAAAGGGGAAAAAATATATATTATTAGTGATGGAAAGCAGATTGGATGTGCCCCCAATGAGATAATAGATGTTATCCCAGCAGCTCATTGGCGCAAAATAGTTAGGAGGATTAGCGGCTGGGATAGTGAGCCAATATGTAGATTAGGCAGTAAACACGGGGAACGGATAATAATCGATTATTACCCGCCAGAGAGTCCGCGATGTGGACAACCACGCGGACTGTTTAATGCGGATACTATGAAACGATTATAAAAAGGAGAGGTGAACAATGAAAAAAGAAAATAAAATAAAATGGACGCGTAAATATAAAACTGGATATATTCTGCGACGAGAAGTTTTTGAGGGCGGCTTCGAGATGACTTCCGCCTATAATTACAATGGAGATTATATCGGGACTTCAAAAGAAGCACATTTCCTATGTGCCAAAAAGGGAATATTGCCAGAACTATCATCTCCGGACCATACGGTTTGTTCTATAGGATATTGCAAAAAAGAGAATAAATGGTACGGCTGGAGTCATAGAGCTATTTGTGGTTTCGGTATAGGTTATATATCTAAGAAAGGAGATTTACCAACAACTTCAGGATTTGTTGACGGCTATTTAGAAGAATATCCAGAAGAAGATAGACGAGTACCAATAGGCTTTCAGGTGCGTACACTCGAAGACGCAAAACGTGTAGCGATAGCGATGGCAGACAGCGTATCGTAACAGAAACGAAAAGGAGAATTATTATGAAAATTATAGGAACAACAAAAGAAGAATTCATTGTTACAATGACGTCCGATGAGCTGGTACAATTGGCGGGTTTTGATGGTTGGATTGGTTTCGCTGAGGATCTAAATTTAAACAAACAGCTTAATGATGTGACGAATAAATACCAGAACATGATAAACAGAAATAAGATTAATTTATATGTATCGCCGATGTATAAGGAGGCGAAAGAAACATTGGAGACGTATGCGGAATTAAAAACGAAATTTGAATCCATCCGAAACCAGCTATCAACGCTGTTAAAGAGAATGAAAACGGTGGAACTATCAAATGAAGAGAGGGATAAAAAATGATAAAACGAGTAGACCTTGAGGGAGAGTGGTGTCCAATCAAAAAAATAGACGATTTCCGCGACATTATTAACGGTTTAAATCAGGGTGAGTCTGTCGAGTTAATTGACAGCCTCGAAACGGACGAGCACGACGAGCCTATAGTTCTGGCCGCCTATCATCATGATACTGGATGGATAGATACTGGAGCTGATAATGTGATGGAATTACCTATAATGAGCTATGACAAAATTAATGCTGGCATAGGGCAATTAATAGATGCTCTGTTATGAGGAGGGGTAAACATAAGCATGGAAAAAAACGGAATTGAGTGGCATTTAGTGGCACACGTAAATACGCATAACATAGACTTAGAAACCGCTAAAGATATCGGTAGGCAATTGTCCAAGAAATATAATCTGGGCGTAGCCATCTATCGAGCCGGCCGGCGGGATTTTTCTCTTGTAGTGGGGCGGAACAACCCAACCGACAAGTCGGGTTTTCTGTGTGAATTGTATTGTTGCGTTGCTCCCCATCTTGGGGAGAAAACAGGAGGGAACGATGAAGAAACTAATAGCAGTGACTGTATCGATACTGTTGGTGATGGGGGGGATGGCTCTTATAAAGGGGAGATGGAAACAAACCAAACAAAAGACGCCTATAGACATAAAAAGCTTCTTTGCCCACGCTCCCCATCTTGCGGAGAGATACCAGACGTGGAGTGATAGCGATTCCAAAAGCTGTATAAAACAGCCCGGATTTTATCCCGAGGGAAAATGAGCGCAATTCCAAAACAGCCACAGCCAGCCAAAAAGATGGTGTTATTCACAGAGAAAACGGGATTATATCCCGAACGAATAGCGCTATCTGTGTTACAGGGACTCGTGAACAGGCGGGAACCACGCCTGTATGTATATCACGATAAGTATGAAAATACTTGCACGGGTAATGATCCTTGGCCTAATATACTAACAGCCGAACACGGCATAGAGTTCGAGCCTATGTCCGATTTGGGCCAAGTCTTCAAAAGGTTTAAGGCCGATTATCAGGGAGCTATAGAATATCCGGGCGGCTGGTATTATGACCCGAAAAAGTGGAAAAACGCAAACATATTATATATGTGGTGCGCTATTGAAAATTTAATTCCGGTATCCACAGAGTTAAATAAAGTCTTGCGGATACCGGTTAAGCATAAATGGAATCTTCAGCGCGGCTATAAATGGGCATATAAACACCTGTGGCCTAAGTGTAGTAAAACAGTGTTGGCTCATTATCATCCCCGCGCTTACACTGAATTGTGGGACTATCTAACGGCTAACAAAATCTTTACCTTTTTTAGCACAGATGAGGATAGGCGTGTGTTTGACCGCGTGCTTGATGATGCCGACAGAAATTGCCCTGTGTTGGGTGTGTGGGGAATGGAGAGATGCGGGTACCCATACGGGAAATTTGGCGGCACTCGCGAATGGGATGGGTTAATACATCCCGGCGATGATTTTGATAACGAGAGGGGTTTAATCCGGTACTTAGCAGAGCATGGTCACTATCTTGTTGTAGCTCACACTTCACCTAATTTATCCGTGCATAGCGGCTTTAAAGTTAAGTTGCCGAAGCAGAAGAAATGGCAGCGGTTATACCCTGAGAAAGATAAGGTATATGTGGCGTGGGTATTCAGTGAGGGTAGTAATATAGCAGCGAATATGTACACTCGTATTAGGCACTGGGAAAAACCGCGGTCAATACCGATTGCATGGGATTGGATTCCTATAATGATAGACATGTGCCCATCTGTCTTGTACCATTACTATGGGGTATCCACTCCTAACGATTACCATGTCTGCGCTTGTAACGGCATGGGATACACTGACCTTGACGCCTACAAATATCAGAGTCAATATCTGGAGATTACAAGGCAACACATGAACAAAACGGATATGAAACATATTTGGATTTGGTGGGCTACAGATGAGACTGTTACCCGTATTCGTAATAGTCTCAAGTGCAACATGTTACTTGAGACAATGCCAACGTTTGAGTACGAGTTGGCAACGAAAAAGGTTAATGGACTTCTCACGCTGAAAACCATGCTCCCAACTCCGCCCATTGATGTCTCTGATTATCAGATATGGGCTAAGTGGCTTAAAAATGGGGTCAGGAACAATCTACCGGCGTTTGTCTTTGTTGGCGTGAACGGTCAAACATGGTCTCCTGATAATGTGCAGACCTTTATGACGTTTATGCCTGAGAACTGGGAGTGTGTGGGGCTCGATACTCTAACCGAGTTTGCATATGCGCCCCGATTTGCGTATGCGAAAGGAGGTGAAAAATAATGAGTCTGATATTTAAAACAGTTTACATTTACGAGGATCAGGAAAAACGAATGTATAAAGCCATGAAGAAAACAGGCGAAAACATGAGCGTGTACATACGAAACGCGCTGGATGCAAGATTAGAAGCTGATGGCTATGGCGAGCAGCCACCTAAAGAAGCTGAAGATGTGCAAGCAGAACCAGCGCAAGCAGAACCGGCGAAGAAACTGAAACTAAAACCGAAATTTTAAGGGAGGGACAAAAGGATGATAAAGGGATTATCAGACAAAGTACGGCTCCCCAGATTAGGGAAGATACATTTGGGGATAAAACGGGAATCCGAGCGGACAGGGAAGGAATATCCTGCTGCTGTGGATTTTTTTGTGTGCCCAGAAGAAGTTCAAACGGTGTACGGCGAGAAGCCGCGCACCCTTAACGTCATGTTTCCCATCGAGGACGTAGCGCCATGGGAGATTATATTCCCGCAGTACCTGAAAAAATATTCTTCATCGCGGGGCTTGGTGTGTAAAGGCAACGGGGAAACCGCCATGCTTCTGAATGAAAAGACAGGGGAAATGACAGAGATTGAATGTTCACCTGAAAATTGCGAGGAGTATTGCGCTAAACCTCCACGATGTAGACAGGTGGCGATGCTCCAATTTCTATTGCCAGACGTTCCGGGCCTTGGCGTATGGCAAATTGACACCTCGTCTTTTCATTCGATCATCAATGTTAATTCGGGGCTCGCCACGATAAAATCAGCGTATGGGCGCATATCATTTGTGCCGTTGGAGTTGTCCGTTGTGCCTAAAGAGGTATCTCCGAGCGGCAAAAAAAAGAATGTGTATGTATTACAATTAACATCAACGCATTCGCTGGTTCAGTTGTCACAAATGAAACAGAAAGGGCAACAGTTCGCTCTGTCCGCTCCATCTGACGACGATGTGGATACGCAAGAGCACTTTTTCCCGCACACCGTACCCGCAGACGAGCCTGTAGAGGAAGCCGAGCCGGTACATAACCCAAAGGCGGAGTCTGAATGTGCCCACGCAGGGAAACGGTTAGGTTTTGCGCCAGCTAAAATGCGGATGATAGAGAAAACTCACCCGGACGTATACGAGCGGTTGGAGTTTCTCAGGGGTTTAGTGGTTGAGCTGGACGACCAGCAGAAGCAGAGACCACAGACAAAAAAAACTAAGCCCGCGCCGCGCACGGCAGAGAATAAAGCCGGACGACGCGAGAGACTTTTTTGAGGAGGTAAAAAATGAAACAAGGTAAAATAGCACATAGTCACACAAGAATGAAGTCGTTTGATTGCCCTAAGAGATATTACATGCAGTATATCAAGAAAGAGCCAGCAGGGCAGGACGTATTCGAGCCGGGACGGTCGTTACACGAGTTCGCAGCACAGTACGGGAAGCACTGCTTGACCGAACGTGTCAAAACGGACATCACAAAAGCGGAAGAAATTGCGTTGACCGTTATAAGTAAAGTTCCACTTGAAAAACAAGACGATTTTATGGCGCTCGTTAAAAAGTTTGTCGATAGTCATAAGTTTGCACATGAAAATATTATAGGGATAGAGGAGGAGGTTTGTTTTGACAGGGAACTACTCCCCGCACCGTGGTACAGCAATGAAGCATGGTTCCGCGGCAAAATAGATTTAATCGAATCTATTGACAATGAAAGCGTGCTGATCACTGACTATAAAACGGGTTGGGCTGTAGATGTTGACCTTCGGCAGCTTAAAACGTATGCGTGGTTAGTTTCTAAGCAATACCCGCACGTCGAGAGTTTCCGCGTCACGCAAGACTATGTTAGGCTAAATATAATTTCTGACGTGGTCGTGTTTAATCGCGGAGACTTGGATGATTGGGAAAAGAAAATACTTAAACGCTGTGACGCAATCGAAGCGTCGGTAAAAGCTGGCAAGTATAAGGCTGTTCCGGGTGGCCGTTGTAAAACGTGTCCGTATGTTATGCAGTGTTCTACTCCGCCATCTGAGCTAATGGTGACGGACGAAGCGAGCGCTACTTTAGCATGTAAGACCGTGTTAGTGCTGGAGGGGCAACTGGACGCCTTAAAGTCTCAACTAAAGGCATACACTGCTGAGCATGGGCCGCTTATAGTGAACGATCAGGAGTTTGGGCATTTTATCTCACACGGTAAAACGTGGGATGTAGATAAATTTCTTCAGGTCTGTCCTGACCCTTCTCATTACCTGAGCGTCAACAACACTAAAGCCAAGAAACTGTCCGAAGATATTATAGATGCGGCATCTGTGCCTTCAGAGAAAACATCTTTTCGGCATAAGAAGTATAAGGAAAGGGAAATATAATGAAAATTAACTATTTAGAAGCAATTAATTTTCTTCGTCTCCCGCATGTCAGAATAGACTTCAGTTTGATAAATGTTCTGTCCGGACCTAATGAGACGGGAAAAAGTTCAGTGGCGGACGCTATTTGCTTCGTTTTAACTGGAGAAACACCGCTGCTAAAGTTTTTATCACGGGACGACAAGAAGAAGGAGCAGCTTGTCATGTGGGGCGAGGAGCGAGCCGAGGTCACGATAGACATAGACGGCACAACGCTAACACGATGTATACCGCATAAATGTATGATTAACGGGAGTAATGTGTCCATCAAATCGTTTGATGATTACATTGCTGGAACATTCGGGAATCAGGATGCTATTTACCACATGCTAAACGGTATGCATTTCGTCGACCTCAACGCGAAGGAAGCGCACAACTTCCTGTGGAAAATGCTCGGCATGAATATCACACCGAAGGAGTTGACGGTACAAGTCCAGACGATGAGATTTAAAAAAGAACTTTTGCCGCGCATCGAAAAGCTTTATGACTTTTATGACATAGTTACACCTGCGATCCTTGAGGACATTTATAACGCCGCTTATAATAGGCGTAAAGAAAAGAAAAAGGAAAAGGACGAGTTGGGCTACAAGATAGTTGATGAGTTGAAGGGCAAGGAAAGCCCAAAATCATCGGACGAAATAAGGAAAAAGCTGAAAAAGATACGCGCTGACAAACTCCGCGCTGTAGAATATCTTGCAGCGGTGGAGGAATCACGCCGCAACGCATCGGCAGTAGAAGCCGAGTTTCAAAAGATAGCAAATGATTTAGAATCCGCCGTTCAACACCTGAAAGAATTGGACGAGGAAAAGTTGCGGGCTGAGGTGGCCTCCATACAGGGCGGAATCGAAGAACTGGAAGAGGAGATCATTAAGTTTGACGAGGAGATAGCAACGCTCAACAAAGAACGGGATAGACTGAGGACTAAATTCCGAGGTGTATCCGATCTCATAGCTAAAACGCAGAAACAGAAAGAGAGCGGTAAGTGTGTGCTGGATAAGAAAATTAAATGCACTACCAACCTTCAGTCTGCTATCGAATTGATGGTAGAGGAACAGCAGAAGATTAACGACATCGGAACACCGCTGAAAAAAACCGTTGGTTCACTGCTGGAGCAGAGAAAAGATCGGGATTTACGCATTAAGGCGATGAATATCCAAATGTCCCCCAACTTAGATGCGCTCAAGAAAATTGATGCCGAAAAAACTAAGGAGGCAGACTTACGGAAACAGTTCGACAAGATGAAAGCGGCGTCACTGAAGGCCGCTGTTATTGACGATGCTGAAATGGAGAAAATGAGAACAGATATTACTCGCTACACCGAAAAGGAAGCCGTATTGGAAGATGACCTGATAAAGGCCGTTGAGAACGAGAAATTATTCGAACGGCGAGCGACATACGAAGAACTGTCTACCGAAGCGGAGCTCGAATATGCAGCGATGAACGCAGCCTGTGACATTTTCGGAGCTAAAGGGCTGAAGCGGAAACTGGTAGAGGATAAGCTTAACCCGATAGAGCGACGAATTTCCGATCGTTTTCAGGAACTAACCGGCTTAGAGATTTCTATCGGAAACGGAGTGCGAGTTATGTCACCGGAGACAGGGAAACCCGTTCCAATAGGCGTATTACGCGGTTCTACAAAGTTCAGAGTAGCTATTGCAATTCAAGATATGTGGGCGCAAATTACAGGTCTTCGTTTGTTGGTGCTTGACGGAATGGATATTCTTGATGAGACTAACAGGGAAAGAATTAAGGACATTGTGTATGATATTCAGGACGATTACGACACAATAATCCTGACGGCTACAGCTAATGAAGCAAGAACGGAAATTGGCGAAGTAGTTAGTCGTTTCTGGTTGCCGGACTTTACGGAGGGGATGAGGTGATTGAATGAAAAACATATTAGGTGTAGACCCCGGAACTACGCACTCTGCGTATGTATTGCTGACACCCGAACGCACAGTTAAACATAAAGCTGTAGATATGAGTAACGAGGAGTTTTTAGGGTTCATTTATACTTTTGCGGATTCGGGTTTTAATACTGAGACAGAGTTAGTTATCGAAATGCCGGAAGCCCGTGGGATGCCGGTCGGAAAAGATGTTTTCGAGACAATTTACTGGGTTGGGCGATTCTGTGAAGCATGGTTCGGGAAGGGGGATGGCGTATTTCACAGGGCATATCCACGAGATATAAGGTCTTTTTTGTGCGGTACAACTCAAGCGAAAAAGGGGAATGTCCGTCAGGCGTTGATTGACATTTATGGCAAGCCGGGCGTAAAAAAAGCCCCCAATCTGAATTATGGAGAGGACGGGACGAAAGAGGGTAAAATGAAAACGCATATGTGGTCAGCCCTTGCGGTGGCTACGTATTGGTACGAGAAAATATCTTATGAATAAAATTGAGGAGAAGATTAGGATGATAACCGAGGAATGGTTGTTGAACAACCGAGCATGTGAAGATGGAATTGATTTTTTCCTTTCCTTGAAGGAGGATTCCCTCCCAATTGAAACGGTGGTGGCAAAATTAATTGAGGCGCATCATGAACCTTGGGCGAATTGGCTAATCACGCATAGGCTGAATTTGCGGCAAAAAGTGGAATATGCAATATATGCCGCTAAGAGTGTGATAGGGATATTTGAGCGCGAATATCCTAACGACTCGCGGCCTAGGGATGCAATCGCTACTGTGCAGAAATGGTTATCTACGCCTACTTATGCTGTTGCTCGCGACGTCGCTAATGCCGCTCGTGACGCCGCTTATGACGCCGCTCGTGAGGCCGCTTGTGACGCAGCTCGTGACGCCGCTCGTGACGCCGCTTGTGACGCCGCTCGTGACACAACTCGCAACGCAGCTCGCAACGCAGCTTATGCCGCTTATGATGCAGCTTGTACTGCTTGTGACGCAGCTTATGATGCAACTTTTACTGCTCGTGACGCCGCTCGTGAGGTAGCTCGTGACGCAGCTTATGCCGCTTATGATGCAGCTTGTACTGCTTGTGACGCAGCTCGCAACGTAGCTCGCAACGCAGCTCGCAACGCCGCTCGTGAGGCTGCTCGTGACGCCGCTCGTGACGCAGCTCGTGCCGCTTATGACGCAGTTTGTACTGCTCGCAACGTAGCTGGCAACGCAGCTCGTGACGCAGCTTGTACTGCTTGTGACGCAGCTTGTGCTATAGCTAAGGCCACTCGTGCCTCTGATGCCAAAGCTCATGAGGCCGCTCGTGACGTAGCTCGTGCCGCTTATGACGCAACTCGCAACGCAACTTGTGACGCCGCTCGTGACGTAGCCTATGAGAAAATATTTCAGTTCGGGCTGAGCTTATTGAAAGCGGAGGGAGATTAGGATGATAACAGAGGAATGGTTGTTGGCCAATAACGCGTGTGAAGATGGAATTGATTTTTTCCTTTCCTTGAAGGAGGATTCCCTCCCAATTGAAACGGTGGTGGCAAAATTAATTGAGGCGCATCATGAACCTTGGGCGAATTGGCTAATCACGCATAAATTAAATTTGCGGCAAAAAGTGGAATATGCAATATATGCTGCTAACAGCGTGATAGGGATATTTGAGCGGGAATATCCTGACGACTCGCGGCCTATGGATGCGATTGTTGCCGCGCAGAAATGGTTGTTTACGCCTACTGATGTCGTCTCTTATGCCACTTTTGATGCCGCTGATAATGCCGCGTCTGATGCCGTTCATGACGCTCATGCCGCAGCTAAAGCCATTCATGAAGCTGAGGCCGCTTGTGACGCTCATGCCGCCACTCATTATGCCGCAGCTCGTGCCGCTTGTGCCACTCGTGCCGCGGCTGCCTTAGCTCATTATGCCGCGCCTGATGTCTCTCATTCCACTCGTAACACTGATGATGCCATTCGTGCCGTTACCGCTGCGGCTGAGGCCGCAGCTCATTATGCCGCAGCTAAAGCCATTCGTGAAGCTGATGCCGCGTGTGACGCTCGTTCCGCGACTGCCGCAGCTCATTATGCCGCTCGTGACGTAGCCTATGAGAAAATATTTCAGTTCGGGCTGAGCTTATTGAAAAAGGGAAATGAGGTGAACAAATGAAAATCAAACGAAAAACACAGAATAGAATACTCTGGTGTATGCTTACTGGTTTACTCGCCCTCATCTGGGGCTTGCTAATCCGGTATTCGTGGATTATGATAGGGGGATAAAGAGAGGTGATGCCTATGAAATAAGTTCTAAATATATCTTACCCCGCATTTAGTGTGAAAAAGAGCCCTGCTGTTACGGCAGGGCTTTTTATGTGCGTGGCAGGGAATTACCCGCTTGGGTGTTGGTTCACTTTTTCTTTATCAGCCCCGTTATGTCTACGGCTGATTCGCCGAGAATGTACGCCGAGACAGATGCTATTATTAGTTCTATGTTGTTGTTGGCTATGCCAGTTACTACTCCAGCGGCTGCTAATAGAAACTTTCTTGACGTCAGCTTTTTCATTAACTTTTTGAGTGCTAACTTCACGATCTCACCTCCTATTTATCTTTTACCCATGTTTTGTGGCTTTCACCTAAATCTAAATGTACAAACGAACGCCTCATATATACGCCTATACCATGAAAACCAACAGCCATCGCTGCTTGTCGCATTTTTACTAATTTTTTTTTCGCGCAAGGGACATCAACAGCTAACCCCTGCATATGATAACTCTGAGGATGTCCATGAACTTCTTCGTTGTGTTTCTTGCATCTATACCCCGAACTAATGTTTATCGGTTTCCCCCACGCAAATCTCATTTCTTGTAGTTTCGCTACAAGTGTCGGGCTGATTTTTACCGTTCCGCAGCATGGACATTGAAACTCACGCAAGTTGAAATTGTCCGCCACTTTGAAATTATTAAGCTTCTCCATTTTTATCACCTCTTTAGAGATAGCCAAGCGATGCCTCCAACCACTGGAACGCAAGCCCCTATCAAGCCCCATATCCCTGATTTGACTTTAAGCATTCCTATTTCAATTTTAATTTCAGTTAGACTTTCGTTCATCTCTTTGAGTTCTTCTTTGAAGTCTGCTATATTAGACATTATCAATTTCTTGTATTCCTCGAATCCATTGTTGTCTGCCATGTCTCTCCTCACAATGTGAATTTGATTGTATGCGCCTGAGCCTCAGCCTCGTTGTCATAGCTCTTTGGCGCTCCGTTTTCCCAGCCTACAAATGTCTCGTTTGCCATGTCGTCCATCACCCATAAATAATATCCCTTTGAATGATCTATAACAACTTCTGTCTCTGATGCTAATACTGTGCCATGTGGATAAAAACCCGTTGCAACTAAACTGTACCCTGTACTGCTGGGTAACTCGTCATCTTTTCTCCAATAGATAGATTCCAGAGGATCACCCTCGGTCTCTCGTAGCGGATACCAATCATTTACTCCGTTACTCCATGCAACAACACTAATATAATATTTATGTTTAGATGCCCATGAAACCGCCGTTGAGGCTTCTCCATAGTATTTAATCCCTTGCTCATCTGTAATTTTCGCCGTAAATATTAGCTGAGAAGGCAAACATTCGCAGGATATTCGAGCTTTCTGCCAATTCTTTGAGCATACAAGTCGCCCTTTGTTCCAGCACCTATCGCGCCACGGGGGGGGACTGTGCTTGACTTTCGCTAAGTCATCTGGAGGGATGGGGGGGACTGGAGGATAAGGATATTGATGTACCGTTTCAAGAATTAATTTAGGGGGATAATCACCGTGTCTTGAACGCGCGACCCAATCATGTTCTGTGAAATCCTCCATTTTCACCAAAAATCCTTTGTTGGTGTCTGTCCCGTTTATCCATGCTTGAATCACGTTTATACCTGTCCCATTGAGATGCATCTCTTGTATGCATGGCCTATCACCAAGTTGTGATACATGGTCTAACAGACTCTCACCGTCGACATCGCCACCTGCTATAGCCCAATTATTACTTCCGTCTTTTGTATACCAATCCACACCGTCATGTGTCGGGTTGTATGGTGTTATACTCCCTGAACCTTCCACCCATTCCTCAGTAACTTTGTGGATTGACATGCCGTCAGGAAATGCAATGTTAGTAAACTGTGGATACTTTGTAGTGTCAATAGAGTTTTCGGCGTAGAAGTCAATGTGAGCAGCAATGATTATCGTCCCTGCTGGTATCTCTCCCAAATCAAACTGAATAAACGACCTTGTCCACAGCGTTGATTCGGCTAACAAGTATGGGTCTATGCCGAAATTAGATGGTTCTTGCCAGTAAACGAATGCGTCTTTTGTTACAGGACAATCTATGTTTGGCATCTTATTCACTCTCCCAATAAACTTCTAAGTATTTCATCTTCGCTCATTGCTTCTTCTGCCTTCCCTTCTACGTCCAGTTTTGTCTTTCCTTGCGATGTTTCAAACAGCTTTAAATATACTTCTTCGGCCGTTAAGTCTTCTAACGGCTTGCCCTTGTATCCCTTGAGTAGATGGTTGATTAGTTCCTTGTCGGTCATTCCCGCAAAAGAACCTTCCTTTACTTGCTCGTTTGTTATTTCCCTAACTTTAATGGCGGAAATCGACTTTAAATCTTCCCTTATAGCTTCAAGTCTGCTATCCCTTAGTCTTCTCTGCTTTTCAAGTTCACTGTTTGGCGCTTGCCTATTGTTCTTTTTCCAATTCTTAAATATCCACTTAACCTCGTCTTCCTCTCTTTCAAGTTCGCCAATCTTTCTTCTTTTTATGTGGGCTGCATCTACACGCCACAATCTTACACCCATTATATTATTCATTAACTCGCCCAAGAAAAATGGACTTTGGCGCCACCTGTTTTCTATGCCATTATATGCGTTAATAAGATTCTTAACATTAATGCCTGATAGTCCCGGCTTTATTGTCCATTGCTCTATCATTTCTCCGTCTTTTTCCTTCTTTATCTTCCCCGCTGTAGGGATTGGGAGTGATGAAGGCGTATACATGTCTTGGATTATAGCCCCTAGGGTATCTCCTAATTTAAGCCAAAAGGAATCCCTTGGGTGTCTTACGGGAATTTGAGTAAAAGGATTAACGCCTTTCTTTATTGACATCCATATATCTATGAGCGGAGTTTCGCCAAACCTTGCGAATGCCGCCTCCCAGTCGCCATTTACTACGCTTTTCCCCATAGATTTTAGGTCGCCTAGAGGATTAATATAACTGAGATTCCACGCAAACTGGTTTCCCTTTTCCCCTTTCGGCCAATCGAATGGCCATTTAACCCAGACTAAGCTATCATTTCTCCTGTAATATCTCATTCCCTCCTTCTGTAGTTTGTCGGCAGAATCTTCATCAATATCGAACAACCATTTAGAGTAATCCGATAATATAGTATCAATTGTAGCTCCTAAGCCGACTTTAAGTGCCGTTCCAAACTTCCCTTGTTTCGCATTTGTCATCGCCTTCCTAATTGCGTTATAGTGTATTCTAATATTCTCGCTTTGGAAACTTACAAAGACACCAAATGGACTTACGTATGGATATTTGCGTA